ACCGTCGCCAAATGAGCAAACCGAAAATATCGTGCATGCCAACCAGGGTCGCAACATCAACGGCGAGCAAACTGACAAGTCACGCTTTGCCGGTGGAAGAAGGCCCACGCGCAACAGCGCATAAACGTGGCTATGGCCATAAGTGGCGCGTGGCTAGGGAAGGATGGCTGCGTTCGCATCCTTTGTGTGAGTTCTGTAAGGCGCAAGGCGTAGTCACTGAGGCGCGGGTGGTTGATCACAAAATACCGCATCGCGGTGACATGGCGCTTTTTTGGGATCGCAAGAATTGGCAGTCGCTTTGCACACCATGTCATAGTTCCACAAAGCAAAAAATGGAACGCGGCACATGAGCTACGCCACCGCATTGCCGGATTGGCGCAAACGTATCGTCGCCGGCGAATCACTCATCCCGCCGCCGTTGTTCCCATCGGAAGCAGATGCCGCACTGGATGTGTTTTATGATTTGCGAATCGTTGACGCGCCGAATAGCCCGACTATGCGAGAGGCATGTAACCAGTGGGTGTTTGATTTTGTGGCTTCAGTGTTCGGTGCATACGATGCCAGCACCGGACGCCGTGAGATGACTGAGTGGCTACTGCTGATCAGCAAAAAGAATAGCAAGTCAACCGTCGCCGCCGGCATCATGCTGACCGCACTCATCCGTAATTGGCGTGAGTCGGGCGAGTTTCTGATATTGGCACCAACTGTCGAGATTGCGCAAAACTCGTTCATCCCGGCCAGGGACATGATCCGGAAGTCGGAAGAACTGTCGGATATGTTCCAGGTGCAGGATCACATACGTACTATCACGCATCGAACAACGAAGGCCACATTGAAGGTGGTCGCTGCCGACAGTGACGCGGTATCTGGCAAAAAGGCCATCGGCGTACTGATCGACGAATTATGGCTGTTCGGCAAACAACCCCAGGCTGAGAACATGCTGCGCGAAGCATGCGGCGGATTGGCCTCACGTCCGGAAGGTTTTACTATTTTCCTGTCAACAATGAGCGATGACGCGCCGGCGGGTGTATTCCGGCAGAAGCTTCAATATGCACGCGGCGTGCGCGATGGGCGCATCGACGATGACAAATTCGTGCCGATAATCTATGAGTTTCCGGAGGACATGATTGAGGCGAAAGCACATTATGATCCGAAGAATTTTTACATCACCAATCCAAATATCGGCGTATCTGTTGATTTGCCGTTTTTGGAACGAGAATTGCGCAAGGCGCAGGAGAACGGCGAAGAGTCGTTGCGCGGCTTCTTGTCAAAGCACGCCAACGTCGAGATTGGCTTGGCGCTCATGTCGGACAGATGGCGCGGTGCTGACTATTGGGAATCATGCGCTGTTGCACCAATCACACTTGAGGAACTGATTGAACGATCAGACGTTATAGACGGCGGCATCGACGGTGGCGGATTGGACGATTTGCTGGGTGCGGCCGTACTCGGTAGGGACGCGGTAACGGGTAAATGGTTGCTGTGGGTTAAGGCGTGGGCACACCCATCCGTACTAGAACGTCGCAAGAGTGAGGCGGCCAGATTCAAGGATTTCGAGCGGGACGGCGATATGACGCTTGTGCTGCATATCGGCGACGACGTACTTGAGGCTGCAGACATCATGGCGCAAGTGTACGCGTCCGGCAAATTGGACAAAATCGGCGTTGACCCGCACGGCCTCGGCGGGATTCTGGACGCACTGATGGATGCCGACATACCGCAGGACATGGTGGTCGGTATCTCGCAGGGCTGGAAACTGACTGGTGCCATCAAGACATTGGAACGTCGGGTGGCCGAGGGCGAATTGGAGCACGGCGGCCAACCGTTAATGACATGGTGCGTTGGGAATGCCAAGGTCGAACCACGTGGAAATGCCGTCATCATTACCAAACAAGCCTCCGGGACGGCCAAAATCGACCCATTACTAGCCACCTTCAACGCTGTATCGTTGATGTCCCTCAATCCCGGCGCTGCAGCGTCCATATATAACAAGACGACAATTTTCGTTGGATAAGTTGACACAACCAGCCAATAGGGCATAATTCGCCCAACAAACATAGCGAGTGCTTACTGACATGCAAGATCGTGTTGCGAATTCTCTTATTATTGGTGGCGCACTCGCTATTTCCATCGGCGCGGGTATGGTGTATATGCCAGCCGGCGTCATTGTCTTTGGCGTGCTTGCGCTTTACGGCGGCATACGCCTGGCGGTGGCCAAATAATGTTTGCAAAAGCCTTCCGCGCCTCTGCTGGCCAGCTTGGCCCACCCCGTGATCCAGTCATCGCCGCATGGTTTGGCGGCGGCACAATGTCGTCATCCGGCATGACTGTAACCCCCGACACCGCCATGACAGTTACGGCGGTGTATCGTGCTGTCGGCCTGCTTGCGCAGACGTATGCATCATTACCTATCGGCGTGTATAAATTCACAAACAATGGCGGCACTGAGCGCGATATGTCGCATCCGTTGGATTATGTCATCACTCGTAAGCCGAATCGTTGGCAAACCAGCTTCGAGTGGCGCGAAATGATGGCCGGGCACTTCGCAATGCGCGGTCGCGCCTATTCCGAGATAATTTCCACCGGTGGCGCGGCTGTGTCCGAGCTGATACCGCTGCATCCTGATAAAGTGCGTCCGTTCCGGGCACCTGACGGCAAGCTGGCGTTTGAATACACCCCGAGCGAGGGCGCGCCTCGTATCATTTTGCAGGATGAGATGCATTATTTGCATGGCCTGACTGTTGGCGAGGATGGCGTGACACCACTGTCGCCCATAGCCGTCGCCGGTCGTGAGGCTATTGGTTTGGCGATGGCCACACAGACACATAGTGGTAAATTGTTCGCAAACGGCACCAGATTGGGCGGTTTGCTCAAAATGCCGGGCCATTTGGCTGACGATACACGCCGAAAAGAGGTCGTAAAAAGCTGGAATATGGCTTTCGGTGGGGTCAAAAACACCGGCAAAACGGCACTTTTGGAAGACGGTATGGAGTGGCAATCGCTCGGAATGACGTCTGAGGATGCCCAAATTATCGAGACAATGCAGTTCTCGATTGCCGACATTTCACGTATTTTCGATGGAATACCGCTGCATATGCTGTCGGAATTGAGTAAATCGACCAACAATAACATTGAGCACCAAGGTATTTCGTTCGTCACCCATACCATTCGTCCAGGCGCAGTTCGGCGCGAGGAAGCAATGGAACGGGATCTGCTTTTTGGTCGTAGCGCAAAGACTCATTGCATCAAATATGACTTGGATGGCCTGATGCGCGGTGATGCGGAGAGTCGTGCGGCGTATTATTCAAGCGCACTGCAGAACGGCTATTTGTCACGCAATGAGGCGCGAATTCGTGAAGGACTAAACCCGTCAACCAACGAAGGAATGGACGATTTCACTGTTCAGAGCAACATGGCCTTGCTGCAACTGCTTGACACGCTCGGCAAAGCTGCTGCACAATCGCAACAACAATCAAAAGTGAGTGCTGACTAACATGACAAAAGAACGCGAAGTACGAACATACAACGCCGAATTGCGTGCAAAACCGCAGGATGGCAAGCCATCTAAAATTGTCGGTCATGCAGCCAATTTCAATTCCAGATCGCAGGATTTGGGTGGATTTGTTGAGCAAATTGCGCCCGGTGCGTTCGCAAAATCGCTTCTGAATGCCGATGTTCGTGCATTGTGGAACCATGACTCAAATATCGTGCTCGGGCGCAACAAATCAGGCACCCTCACACTGCTTGAGGATTCTGAAGGCTTATATTATGAGGTTGACCCGCCCGACACCCAACTCATACGCGACATGTGCATAAGCCCCATTGAGCGCGGCGACGTGTCGCAGTGTTCGTTTGGTTTTTACACAATTGCAGATCGCTGGGACGACATTGACGGCCAGGTTGTTCGCACGTTGCTTGAAGTTGAATTGCTGGACGTATCACCTGTGACTTACCCCGCATACAACTCAACCGATGTGGCCATGCGCTCCATGCAGGATCATAAGGTAGTGCCGTACATGACGGACATTTTGCGCCGCAAACTTGAATTAGCAGTTTAATAATTCTAGCACTCCACTCTGCGCCCCGGCAGTGGATGCTTTTAACAAGAGGTGTTCAAGCCGGGGCATAACTTGAAGGGAAATATCATGAAATACTTGTTTGTAGTATTGGCT